TCCGTGAGTGGAATTACAGGTCCCAATGACGCTTCCGCTTTCCGACCGCGAGCTAGCCGAGCGGCTAATGAAAACTGGCCTTTCCCGGAAAGCTTCGATGGAGGCTATTCAGTCCTCCGCGAACATTGCTGGTTTCTGTAACGTAACCCTACCGAAAGCCGACCGGCTCCGGTACCCGATTAGCGAGGATGACGATGTGCCATGGATCTAGAATGGGAGCGCGTAAAGAGGATGCCGAAACAGGGTGACTACATTTACGTGGAGCAGATCTGCCCGGTTCGCGCCTTTATCGGCCAGGTAGTCCTGATATGGACGAACGATAACGACCGTCAGGTGATAGCCGTTGTCGATGGCGCTGGCGACGTTATCAACCTGGCCGAGGATGACCGCTGGGTCTCTTATCACGGCACCCACCGCGAGGTCGCTACCGTAGAGATCCTGAAGAGGTCCGGCCTGTGTATCTGCTGCGACGCTCCGCTACTAGTGGGCCGCTCCGGGAACATCGACCACGCCTGGCTCTGGAGCTAATGATGAACGTGCTACTTGTCGACGGTCCTCGCGTTGGCGAAGTCATGGATGCAGCAAAGCATACTTTCCCTGTCCCCGCTTTCAGCGACGGTCAGACGATAGTAAGCACTACATACTACGTCCACAGATTCTACCTATTCGGACAGCCGCTTTGGCTCGCGTCTATACATTTGATGGCAGAGGACGTCCGGCCGACCGATGTTGTCTCCGTTATCCTGTCGGATAAGGCTATTCAGGCTCTGGGGCAATAATGGAAGGTATCGACGGCTGGACTCGCGAGCTATGGCGAATCTCCCAGGATGATGATATGCGTATCGACCTCGCCGGCAAGATCCAGGATATTGTCGATGAGATGCGCACAACAGCCCATCTCCCGGTATTCGGCATCAACGATGTCGTGATTGATACGGAGCCAGTCGATGGGTAATACGGAAGTTAAGTCGGAGCGCTCCCGGCCAGAGGCCGAGGCAATGCTGTGGAAGTGGCTCCGGTTTGGATGGGAATACCGGCGCGTAGGTGAACGGTCCCAGGAGCAGCGCGAGTGGTACGGCGACCGCGTAAAGTATGAGATGGACCTGATCCTTGAGCGCGGGCTCGCGGATTTCTTCCTGTTTACCTCCGACACGATCCGGTGGGGTAAGGATCACGGCGTGGCGTTCGGCCCCGGACGCGGCTCAACGGCCGCATCGGTTGTCGCCTGGCTACTCCGGATTACTGAGATCGATCCATTCCGCTATCAGGGTATGGTTTTTGAGCGCTTCCTCGATATCTCCCGTCCGGACCCACCAGACATCGACGTTGACTGCTCCGACGAGGACCGCTGGAAGGTCTGGAAATACCTGGAGCGGAAGTACGGCCGTGACTGTTTCGGGCACATCGGCAATTTCGTCCGGTACCGTGGGAAGAATTCCCTTGACGATGTGGCCCGCGTATACAACATCCCTATCTGGGTCGTTGAGATAATCAAGAACCTCCTAGTTGAAAGGTCGGGAGGCGACTCGCGGTTTGACGCTACCCTTGCCGATACCTTTGATATGTTCCCAGCGGCGCAGGACGTCCTAGACGAGTATCCCGATCTAATCAAGGCGACGAGGCTAGAGGGCGACATACGCGGAATGAGCGTTCACGCCGCTGGCCTGGTAATCGCGAATAGCCCGCTAACGGATATCTGCGGCGTGTACGAGAAAGATGGCGTGCAGGTAATGTCCGTCGATAAGTATGACGCGGAGTACATGGGAGCCCTCAAGCTAGACTTCCTAGGGCTTACCACTATGGGAATGATCGCCCGCTGTCTAAAGATGGCCGGCCTGACTCTGGAGGACCTTTATGCGATACCCGATACTGACCCTGGAGCTATCGAGATTTTCCGTACCGGAGACGTCATCGGCGTGTTTCAGTTTGAGGGTAGAGCTACTAGGCTCGTCAACCGAGACGTCCGGCCAGATCACTTCATGCATATCACAGACGTCAATGCGCTATCGCGTCCTGGCCCGCTGTTTTCCGGACAGACCGCAGACTACGTGGACGTCCGGCATGGGCGTAAGAAAGCAGAAAGCCTTCATCCGCTCGTAGACGAGATCACGCACGATACCTACGGGCAGATAATCTATCAGGAGCAGATCCTCCGCATCCTCAAAGAGATGGGCGGATTCGACTGGTTCTCCGTCTCACAGATCCGGCGCATCATATCCAAGAAAATGGGCGAAGCCGCATTCCAGATGTCATACGAGCAGTTCGCTCAGGGCGCACTCGATGGCTACGGAGTAGACCGCGAGCTAGCCGATAAGATCTGGAAGCGGCTTGTTACGTCTGGTACCTATTCCTTCAACATCGCCCATGCCATAAGCTACTCGATGCTAGCATTCTGGACGGCGTGGCTCAAGGCGAATTACCCGCTTGAGTTCTATGCGGCCTCGCTCGCGAAGGCGACGAAAGCAGAGACCCAGTTCCGGCTAATGCGAGATGCCCTCGCCCACTCGATAGACGTCCGGCCTCCGGACCCGAGGTATGCGCGACGGACCTGGACGCCGCATGTGGTAGCGAACGAACGGCCGGAGCTACGGAGGCAGGAGCTACTCGCCGGATGGGAGCAGGTTCCAAAGATCGGCAAGAAAATGGCCGAGCGGATAGACGCCGAGAAGCCAGATGGTGGCTGGAAGAGTTTCTATGACCTAACCCGTATCGATGGGATCGGCCCGAAGACAGCCGAGCGCATGGCTGAGTTTGCGGCGGCCAATGACCCGTTCGGGCTCTACCGTACCGAGAAGAAACTTGCGGCCGTGGACCGCTGGCTCAGACAGCAGAAAGCGGTCCCACAGCCGACCCATAACGGTGAGCATCTGGCGGCTATGGAAGTAGTAAAGAATCCTGCTCCGGGCAGGCGCTTCGCGCCTGGACCTGCGGTGGTTTATGCCGGGGTAGTTAGGAGAGTTGAATATAAGGATATCGTTGAGGACGAACGGAGCCGCTCCGGCCGCGAGGTCGAAGAGATCCTCGCAGAGCTAAAGCGGCCCGATCTAATCAAGCGAGCTACCCTCCATATGTACGACGAGAGCGACGAGGAAGTTTATGGCCGCGTCAATAGATGGAAGTTCCCCGGACTGCTAAAGAAACTACAGACGATTCACGTCAACCACGACGTCGTGGTTATCGCCGGATTCCGGATAGCCGGATTCGGTACGCCGGTAATGATAAACAATATGTGGGTTATCGATCCCGATTAGGAGACCGTAATGACGACTACTAGCGAGCACCGCGAGGAACACGTGGAAAACGATGACCTCGTCGTGGTCCAGGCCGCAGAGAATATGGACCGCGCGACCTTCTGCCGTCACATGTCCCTGCGGCACGGCGAGAACCTAGGCGGGCTGCCCGGCCTTGACCCGGAATCCCTCTTCATTAGCGACTACGTTGAGGAATGCTGGCGAGCCTTCCACCGGCAGCTTCACGCGCTTCACCTCCAGGAGGACGTCGATCACGATCACGGGGTGTCGTGGGGATGAGTTACGAACACATGAACACGGCAGGCTTCCTCGTTACGCTCCGGCTACCCGACGAGATCCAGCCAGAGCAGGCGATCCGCGAGCTTCAGACCTGTATAACCTTTGGACATCCCGAGGTCTCGCTCCAGTACGTCATCCCAGACACCGAACAAAGCCCAGAGATCGATCCTAAGCCCTTCCCGGAGCCCTACCCCCTACCGGACGCCGAGAGCCACTAATGCCGCCAGCTGCCGGCTCTATGGGCTTCACGGCCCAGTCTAGCGAACGGCTCCCCTCCGGGCGACGGCCTAGAGCGGCCCTACGCGGCCCGGAGGGCGACGGAGACGGCCGGAGAGCCCTCCGGACGGCTCCCGGTAAGCCTCGCGGCCCCGGCTGGCGCACGAGCGGGTCTGTGGGCTCCGTGCGCCTGATCATCTGATCGTAGGACGCGGCGCGCGGCTTCATCCAGACCCCACGGAACGGCCTCCGGTAGAAGCATGGCCAGCTGTACGGCTTGTGCGCCGAGTACGCCGAGATGAGCACAGATCCCGGCCGCATGCTCTCGCATACCTCGTTCTCCCAGGCGACCTCAACAGCGTCATCCTTGAATGGACGGGCGATGTACACGATATTGAAATGCGACCAGGGCGGATGTTTCTCGCGGAGATCCCACCGGTAGGCGTTGACGCCTAGCTCGCCCGCCTTGACGAGGTACTCGCGGCTGATCTCATAGCCGGTCTCGTGAAGATTGTGATAGTGCTTCGCGAGGTAGAGCTTGGTCCCGATACCACAGCCGGCCTCCGCGAAGAATAGCTGCCGGAGCCCGCTACGCTTTGACAGTAGCTGAACCGCGACCGTTAGCATCCGGTCGAATTCAGTTAGCTCTAGCGGGCTCCAGCGCCACATATCCGGATCAGGATCGGTAGTCTCGCGCTCTAGACAGAGCTGATCCATCTCCATCTTGAATAGCTGATTGACGGTAAAAATGGCCGGTCTCCTATCCCGCCGACCTTGTGAACTGCTGCGGATGGGAAAGCGTGTATTCCCCCCTTGTTGCGGCCGAGACGAGAGACTTGCCGTCATCGGCCAGGACGTATGGCACCATGGCGTCTGCGTCCATGGCCCATGAGGCAACCATCTCTAGCGAGCCGTCGCTCCACTTGACGCGCCATCCACTGCCTTCTAGCATTTCCGATCCTCCTGTCCCTCCCTCTCCCGGATCTCCCTTTGGCCCTTGTGGGCCAGCTGGCCCTTGCGGCCCGGTAGGTCCTGGCGGTCCCTGGGGTCCGGGAGGTCCCTCTGGTCCTTCTGACATGACGCCTCCCTACCGGACGCTGTTCCAGCCGCCACGGTTGTACCGGCCCCACTTACCGGCGAGCGCTGGGCCGTCGCCTGGGTCGGGTATCCGCTGCTGGAAGGTGTAGACGTTGGAGTCCAGCCCGGTGATCGAGATAACGAGTAGGCCGGTGAGCTGGTTGGCGGTGATGTCCGCTCCGCTCTTACACTTGAAGTTCTTGTCCGGATCGACCTGGTACCAGCCCGCTCCCTCGAACTGGTAGTGGAGGCGTCCGTCGTTCCAGACGGCTGCCTGATGGAGCTTGCCGTTAACGATGGTTACTGCCGGCATGTTGATACCTGCCATTCCCTGGTCCGGTGGTGGAGTAGTAGACGAGCCTCCCCTGGCCCGCTTGATAACCTCGTCTAGCGGGAAGCCAGAGCCCGCGTCGTGGTGACCGCCTCCCATCGAGCCGAAGTTGACGTGCTGGCAGATCCCCTTGACCGTACCCGACTGGGCCTGGCTGTTGCTGAGGACGGTATAGGGGATCTTGTACTTGTCGCACACATGACGGAGCCAGTCCGCCGAGTTGTTGAGTAGGGTCGGCTTACTCAGCCAGGTAGACCGCGACCACGAGGCGTAGGCGCACATCTCTAGCGACAGGCACCACGGGTTCGCGTTGCCCTGGGTCCACGCCTTGTGGTTCTCGTAGACGTAAGCACCGAGCAGCCCGGCCGACGAGTTATCGGCCCCGTGATGACTGGAGCACTGAGCGGACGGGTTGGCGAACCACGAGCCGAGCGACTCGATAGTCATCGCGCCTTCCGTCGTGTGGAATACCGCGACGTTGTACGGGCCTCGCGAGGATGAGTAATGCGGCGACGGCATCCACTTCTCTTTGACTGCCATTACTCGCTCGCCTCCGTTTCTGTCTCCTCAGCCGGTGCCTCGTCCGGATCTCCCACAGGGTCATCCGGATGCCCCTCGCGCCACCTGGCGAGTGCGGCCTGGTACGCAGCGATCCGCTCCCGGATCTGGGCCGTAGGCTTTTCGTCAGAGTCCCACGGCTCGCTCATCTCTTCCGCAGGCTCAGGCGACGGCTCTACGTCCTCCAGGATCACCTCCCCATCGTCCAGTTCGGACTGGTCGAATAGCTCTCCGAAGCGGACGCGGCGAGCGTGTCGCCTGTCCTGCCTCTCATGCCTTCGCCCGACTCGCTCATCGTGGCGAGTGCGGGCTTCCTCGATGAATTCCGGGAGACTAACCATTCACTTCCTCTTCCTCTTTGAGCTTCCGGGCTTTCCTTTCGATACGCCAGTGCTCTATCATTCCTCCGGCTATCGATAGGGCTGCGGTCCAGATAGACGAAAGCGTATCCTTGACGTCATCCGGTAGCCGCTCAATCGGCATATACTTGATAATGAGAAATACCGACACGGTACCGATGACGGAACCTGCCGCCGCCGCAATAATCGTGGTCGGTATCTTCCACATATCGCCCCTATCGACATGCTCATACCTTTCATCCGGTATTCTACGCTCCCGCTATTGACGGGTTTAGTTACGGCTCGTCATCGTCATCCCCTCCCCGCCTCCGGTCACGGTTAAGGCCGACATAAGCGCCGAGCAGACCGGTAATCCCACCGGAGACCGCGATAAGGATTTGCGTAGCATTCTCGGACAGGGTAAGGTCCGGCGTCTGATGATCTATAATCTGGACCATTGTAGCAATCAGGATTAGGCTTCCCAGCAATCCAAGCGATATCGCCAGCACGAGCGCTACCTTGTCAACAGGACGCCAGTGCGTGTATGGCTTACGCCGTTGCTTCCTCTCCGGATCGCTCATCATACTCCAGTAATTGGGACTACTCTATCGACTATGGCCTGAGTAGCCGTAGGCGTATTGCTATTGGTAATCGCGTACAGAATGCCGTCTGTACGGTAATCGACCGCATACCGGCCGATTGGGTTGTTACCTTCCGACAGGACCTTGTTCGATACAGGTATATAGGCGAACGGCAGCGGGTTAGCGGAATTGATAGCGAGAACCGCATTCGAGTTGGCGTGCTGCGTCGCTCCGGAGAACTGGACCTCGCCCGACGAGGTAAACCGGTAGCGGAGCGGCCCGTATCCGGACAGCGCGCTCCAGCCGGTGTCACCGACCACATTGTGCCATGGATCGTTCGCGAGTACCCGGTCATCGATAAGCGTGGTAAGCGCTCCGGCCGACGTAGAGGTCCAGTGGCTTATGGGAAGCTGCCAGATGCCGCCAGTCGTCTGAGTAAGAGCCGGGATGACCGGCGAGGCCGCAGGAGTACCAGTAACGACTACCGGCTGGATTACCGTAGGCGACGTTGTAGCTCCACGGTTCAGCTGTAGCACTAGGCGGTCTATCCGGTTCTGCGCCGCAGCCGCAGGGATCGGTGTGGAGACCGGAGCATCGCAGCGCCACAGCATGCCCTTGATAACAGCGTTCCCGTCCGCAATAACGGCGTTCCGGCCTCCGGTATCGAGCGACGGCACCATAGCGCTACCAACCGAGCCATCGACGGCCGACGCCTTCCCGGTAATCGACAGGAGCGCTTCCCATTCGCTAGTCGCCGCAAGCTGAGTAAAGGCAGACGGCCTCGCATCATACGTAGTCATTTCGTCGCCAGCTTTCTTTCTAGTGCCTGAATACGCTGCGTTAGCTGACCGATGATAGTGGTATCGGTAGCGGTCGCGTTAGCGTTCTGCCCCACTGTCGGTACGACCGATAGCATTGGCGTCTGGGACGGATCGGCCGTCAGCGTAACGCTGGAGATAACGTCGCTGTAGACGGCTCCCGGCCGCACCTCAAGAGACACGATATCGCCCAGGCCGTAATCACGGCCGAACGTTAGGTATGGTGAATCGGATACCGTCGCGCTCATTGTGGGACCTCGCGCTCCGGTAAGCAGGGCTGTTGATGCGACGGTCCTGAGGTTATTCGCGTCCGTCTCCGAGCTATCATCCGTAAACGCTTCCGTCTTGTTCCATTGCGTAGTAGCCGAAGCCGTCTGCGATATGAATGAGGCAGATCCCTGAACCAGGGCATCGGTACAAGTCGGGTCCACAATGTAGAAGTTAATTGCGGGAAGGTTCCCGAGATCCTCGCTGAACCACGCCTTACCGGCTAGATTCCTGGGAATGTATACGTCGAATAGTAGCCGGTGCGTCGATGGGTTCCGGGTAATCAGTACGCCCATCGGAGTCGCGGCCTGCGCGATAAGAGCCCGGATGATATCCATGAGGTTAAGGTCTACGCCGGTACCGAACTTAACTGTATAGCTGACATTCGGCCCGCGAGCCTGGTCTGTCGCGATATCAAGTAGCGTATGCTGTCTAGCTGCAAGCGCCGCAGATCCGACGTTCCGCGAGACGTAATGCTTGATAGCGGTCTCTAGCGGCATAGCGCTAACCGCGTCCGTCGCGGTAGCCGTCTGCGCGGTCCAGAGGGCAGCAGGGTTTGGGTAGGCAATACGGTTACCGACAATCGCCAGGTAGTCCGCGCCGGAGAGCGAGATGAATGGGCCGGAGAACGCTCCTGCGGCTCCGCCACCTATTGAGTTGGGAATCGAGTCGATGTATCCGGGCTGTTCGCATTTACCGCCGAACGAGAAGAGGCCGCGCCAGTTGACGTTGACGATGAAGTCTCCGGACTGAATCATATTCCAGAGGACGTCCGAATACGGCACAAGCATCGTCCACGAGCCGACCGCGTTGTAATAGAGGGTAGCCGAGAGGTTGGCGAACTGAATGACTCCCTGGCTCACAAGGCTGCTGTTAAGGAATTCGACCCAGACCTGATCCTGCGATCCCGAGACTGGCGGCGTATAGCCGGTAAGAGCGGGCGAGATAGTCATTACGCACGGCTCCAGCGATTAGTCCAGTTGAGTGTTATCTGCGTCGCGGCGGTAGCTCCCGACATTCCCACCAGCACATCATTATCACCGCCGACTAGCGGCCATAGATCCCGGAGCGTTGAGTACACGAGCGAGTCCCACACCGAGGTCGCGGTGCTGACGTTATACGCCGACTGCTGACCTCGCTTTGTTACAACCTGGACTACCTGCCCGGACGGAACGGGCGCATTCAGAGACCAAACGCGACCAGTAGTCTTATTGGTAACAGTCGGCGTTCCCGGCCCGGTAATCGTCCAAGTGGGATATGCGAGCCCGGTACCGGGATTGATAATAATGTCCTCACCGAATATAGCGCCGCCAGCAAGCGAAATAGGCAGGAGCGGAAGAATGCCAGCCGCATTAACAAGCCCGTACGAGATCTGATTCTGCGTAAGATCGCTCCAGTACGGATCAGGCGTCTGAAGCGTAAGCGTATACAGCGCCATATCATTAAGGCCGACCTCCGGAGTATCGAGCCCGGAAGTCATATAGACGGCTATCTGCCTCTGCGTACCGTCCGGCCGCTGAATGGTGAGATAGCCCGGAGCCGGTACCTCGTTACGCCTATTGATGAATGCCCGCACGAATGCGTCAAGCAGCGTATAGTAATCATTCTCGCTATCGCTCGCCGGACGCCCAACGAGGATAGCCAGTATGATGGTGCCCGGCTGCGGCTGATAAAGATTGGGAATGGCCGTTCCGTCAAGCAGCGGAATAGTCTGCATCGCTACCGGTATGCCGTCGATTCCGGAGATAGCCGAGCAGACATAACCATTCTTCATCGATAGGTCCGAAAGGTTCCAGTTATTGCCATCTGGGTCCTGATAGCTTATCTGGAGTGGTACTGGTGGCGCTGACATTAACGCCTCCTACCCTGTCGCTGGAGATTCCCCTGCGTTATTGCCATCGCATTGAAGGCCGTCCGGACGTGGCCCTCAATAGCCTGCCCGGTAAGTCCGTCAAAGTGAGCGTGATAAGTCGCGCCTCCATCGAGCGCGGCCTGTCGCAATTGATCCTGCGTCACAACTAGCTCGTGCTGCCCGGAAGTGTTCCAGCCGAACGTCCCGGACGGCCACCAGCCACCATTGTCGTATCCGTGCCCGGAGCCCATACCCATTCCGCCGCTCAGGAGCGTCGGCCCATATCGGTGCATGGCGTAGTTGATAGCCGCTGCGACGTTCGCGAGTGGGTCATAGATATTGCCCGAGGTACCCGGAACGTGGAACGCCGAGAACGTAGCTCCGATTACCTGAAGCAGGCCTCGCGACGGATCGCCCATCTGAGCGTTGATGTCGGTAAGGTTAATCGCATTCGGATTGCCGCCGCTCTCCGTCTGCATCTGATAGAGGACCTGGCCCATTAGCGACATCGGGAGGTGGAGCATGCTCAGCGCCTGGAGGACCGTCCCGGCCCACTGGTTAACGCCTCCGCCACCACCGCCGAATATCTTGTGCCAGAGACTGCTCGCGATCCCTCCGGCCTTCCCCGCGATACCCTCTAGCGCATTCAGAGCCTTAGACGGTAGCTTAGCGACGTCTACAAGCGACTTGGATACGAGCGAGCCGAGAGCCTGCGGCCAGCCACCGAATATCTGCCCCACAAGCGAGCCGAGGTTAGCGCCGGACGTTAGCATGCCCTGAATGACGACCTGCATGATATTCGCTCCGACCGGTACCATAACCGAGGCCGGTGAATGGATCCCAAAGAAATGCTTGACGGCGTTGATAATAGGATCGACAACGTGCGACTTGAGCCAGCTCCCGACCCCATGCATAGCGCTATCGATACCATTAAGCATTCCCTGGATAATGCTCTCGCCTATACCCACAAGCCAGGAGCCCGCCGACGAGAGCCGGTTTACGACTAGCCCACGGATAGTCCCGAACACATCCACGAGGTCGCGAACGCCTCGCTGTGCCCGGCCAATCGTATTGTTCCAGATCGAATTCCAGTAATTGTTTACGTCGGCCCCAGTCTGATTAACGCGAGCGGCGACCTGATGCCTCTGATCGTCAAATAGCGCCGCGATATCGTGAATGCCGCGCTGGGTCCGGCCGATCGTATTATTCCAGGTAATGTTCCAGGCCGACTCGATATCGTGACCGGACTGAATCCAGAAGTTGACGAAATGACCGACTGCCGGAATGAACCTCTGCTCCAGGTAATTCGCGAACCGGGTAAGCCAGGCAAGCGCGTCAATCAGCATAATGATTAGCTGGAAGAAGAAATTGAGGAAGTCCGCGAATGCCTTAGGGTTAGCCGAGATAGCGAGCGCGAGCCGGGATATGGCCTGTGCGAACGAGGTCGCTATACCCGGTATGTCTGGCGTGAATGCCTTCATCACAGCCGTGAATGCGACGGCAATATCCTGGATCGCCTTTTTCACTGCAGGCTGCATGAATGACTTGAGGATCGTATTCGCAAAGATCTGGAACGGCCCGGCTATCGTCGCAGCCGCAGCGCGGAATACCGGCGTTAGGTAACTGAGGACCCCCTGGGCTGTTCGCAAGATGGACTGCAGGACTGGTACAAAGGACGCGCCGATATCCTTGAGGTCATTACTGGCCGAAGTCTTGAATTCATCGAACTGCTTAGTGATCTTGCCGGTCATGATAGCGCCGACAACGCCGAGGCCGAGAATGGCCCCACCAAGAACAGCAGTAATAGCTCCGGCCGCTATCTGGGCTGCGAACGGAATCGCGGCGAGGCCAGCCACGATAGCGCCGGTAAGCACATAAGGATTAGTCAGTACGGCTCCGGCACCTCCAGCTCCGCCACCGCCCGAGGTCGATGGGCTGGCCGCCGCAGCGCCACCGCCGAATAGCCCGCCAATACCACCGAGGATTCCGCCGCTACCGCTTCCGCCCGATCCTTCCCGGCCGATATCGGCGCGAAGTAGCGCGAGCTGAGCCCTAGCCTCTTTGGTATCGAATGATAGCCGGATATCCTTTGCGTTCTTGCTGACATCCTTGAGAGCGGTATCGACCTTGATTAGCTCCCGGACGGCCTTGTCTCCGTCGATGATATCGGTATTGGCTAGCTCCTCAAGCTTAGCCCGGAGTTCAGCGATAGGTCCGGTAGCGTCAGCCGGCAAAGCATCGAGCGCGGCCTTGATCCGCTTCCGGAATGTATCCGAGAATGCGCCTCCGGACTTTGTTCCGGCATCGCCCATCTTCGCGGTAATCGACCGGCTCAGGGTAGAGCCGACCTCGTCACCGACTGCCGCTGCGGACGGAACCAGCTGTGCTCGAAGTTCCTGGTTCCATCCACGAGCGTCTGGGACTACGCCAACCGCGACTGAGCCAACATAAATGTCGGTCATAACGTCCTCCCGGTTAGCGCATTAAGCACATCCTGAACCTGATCGTCCGGGATATTCCGCATACGCGGATCGATCGCCTTAATCTCCTCAGCCGTCATCCGGTGCTTGCCGCGAGACCTACGGCCGGTAATGCCTGGCCGGCGGATAGGCTCCGGCCGCTTTATCGTCGCGTCCGAATGCGAGCTGGCGTACATCCAGGCCAGCTGCCTTACCTCGTCTATAAGCGAGGCAACGAGGCTTTCGAGCGGGCTCCACGGAGCATTTACTGGGTCACCGAAATTAGCCAGCACTTCATCCTCTGGCATATCATTCCGGATCGCAGTATTCAAGGTACTCTCCGGTGGCAGGTGCTCGATAAGCGCAAGCAGCTTGCGCCAGGATAGGCCGGAGCCCGGCACAAAGAACAGGCCGAGGTTAAGGCCGTAATACCGATGCAGATCTGCCTCTATTTCCTCCGGGAAGTTCTCCGTGAGCCAGACTGCCTTCTCGATTTTCCCATGTTGAGTCGCGCCTGCCGGCCACACTCGTTGAATACCGCTTCGATCTGGTAGTTGCGGAGGTCCGCGTCCATCCAGGCCTGGAATTCGGTGTCGTCAAAGATCGCCTCGCGTGCCCAGGTCTCCCAGTCGCCGGTCGCGGCCGCACGCATGGCGCTGCTCGACCAGTCTCCGGCGTGCGAGACGTGGATGATCGTCCCGTCAATCCGGACGGTCGTGGACTCGCCTACGGCTTCCTTGCGGAGCGTATCGCTCAGGAGGTCAAGGTCAACATCGACCTCGATGTCATCATCGTCCGGCTCTACTTCGCGCAGTGGCTCTGTCATCGTAATCGCCCGTTCTACGTGAAGTAAGCGGCCATGGACTTGCCGTAATTGACTGTTCGCTGCAGCACGGCGTTCTGTACTGCGCCGATCGTTCCGGGGTAGCAGGTGATCGTCATGTCTGTCATGACGATGTCGCCCTGCTGAGCCTGGTCGTTACCGCGAGCGGTAACCTTCGCGAACGGAGCGTACAGCCGCTGCTGCTTGAGGCCGTCGATACTGTCGAAGATGAAGGCATACCGGTTATCGGCCGGTGGATCCGGAATGACGTACGTGACCGTGTTTGCCGGTAGCGCTGGCGGCGACGGGGTAGCTGCCGGCTTGAGCGGTGACGTAGCCACAGGGAAGACTGGCACGTCATCGTAGAGCGCGCGGACGTACGGGTTGACAGCCTCCAGCGAGACAAACTGGATGGTCTTGGAACCGCCCGTGAGGATGGAGCGAACCGGCGTCAGGACGCCTGCGGCCGGGATGTCCTTGATCGTCTCGTCCAGCTTGAAGATATAGCCGGAGGTATCGGCCCATCCCAGGCACTTGTAGATCCCAGAGCCGAGTGTCGATGGGTCTTCAATCCCTAGCGGCGGTTCGGCGTTGTTGGGCTGGCCGACCCACACAACGACGTCTCCGGCCGAGTAGAGGTTGGTGTTGTCCTTGTAGGTGCCGCTGGCCGGCGGAGTAAGACCGGTAAGCTGCTCGATAACGTCGTACGTGACGGCTCCTGGGTCGTCACCGGCGCGAGTGTGATCTGCCATTGTCATTCCTCTCAGGAATGTACGAGAATCTCATACGATGCTGAATAGCGGACTAGTGCTGGATTTGCCTCCGGTAGCTGTCGTGGGCCGATTACCGTTGTGGCGTGCTGAATTACTCCACTCCCATTCGCTAGAGCTATACCCATAAGCGAGAGAATCTGAGCCTGAATCGTCCGGGCTGCCTCGCTGGCGGCATTAACATCGGCACTGAAGCCGAATACATCAACATCAACAATAGGACGGTCAACAGCAATATTCCGGTTAGCGCCGGACGTCCGGTGTACCCGCGTGGTAATGAGCGGAAGGTCTCCGGCTGGCATAATGGTAACAAACCGGATATCGGGATTCAGCGGCACGAGGACGTACATCAGCATCAGCTCGATATCCGGGTATACCGGCACAAGAATTGGGATAGTCATCTGATCCTCACAAACGCAGCTCGCGCTAGGATATGCTCCGGCTCGTTACCCCATTGGCCCCATTCGACAAACGGAGCTTCCGGCGAGTCGTTATAGACCACAGCCTCAGCGCGGTCATAAGTCGCGCCTCCGTGATCGTGAACCCGCACATGCCAGCTCGCCCGGTAACGGCCCGGATGCGGCCCGTGAGTATCGATAGGCGAAGTCGCCTCCGCTCGTGCCCGGATTTCCTCCGCGATGACTAGCATTCCGTCCTGCATCATCTGCGAGTTAAGCATCTCGCCTACGCCGTTATGGTCCGGCCGGAATTCCGCTGTCATACTGACGCACCCGAGACCTTCCGCACCCTCATCTGGATAGGCGAGGTATGACCGGAGAACGGCGACACCCAGGAGCTAACATCACCCTGGACCTCGTACCGGTCGCCATTGATCTCGACAGCGTCAACGGCCTCGACATCGGTCCCATACGGCATGAATACAGTAAGGTCCGTCGCGACCTCGTCAGTCCACTGAATTGTTTCCGTAGAGCTAGCGGGCTGGACCACACACGGCGATATGTCGGTGGACGTCTCGCTATAGGTATCGTTGCCGTATGCATCAGTCCCGCTTACGACGCGGCTAATCAGCGTCACTGTCTGGCCGTACGGAAATGTCATCTGCCTGCCTCCCCTCCGGAAGCTCAACCGTGCACTGGCACGGATAGCGGATACCGCCGACCGTAACGGCCCCGGTAATTGTTACGGTCACGGAACGGTCGTGGTGAACGTTGCTGGGTCGGAGGTCGAAACGAACCCAGGAAGATCCGGGCACGCCGGTACGTCGTACACGACAGAGTCGGCCGGAGTCCCAGGCAGCGTCACCGCTGTGGAGACGTCGTATGCCGTTCCGCCGACAACGACACGGCCGGTGATCGTCGCGGAGGTCGGGTCGATGGGGTCGTTGCCGTCAACCGAATAGGTGACGGTGATAGTGTCACCGTGATCCGGCGCGGAAGGGCTCGCGTTAACGTCGCAGGAAACTGGCATTACAGCCTCACTTTCAGGGTACCGGTCATAGTCCGGTAGTCGGCTAGTACAGTCTTCATGCCCGCATCGAGAAGCGCCGCAGCGAGCCCAGCGCCGGACGTACGGCGCATCGCATAGCTATAGGCACCTATCGACTCGCTGGCGAGCGTAGCGGACATTGTAGGCGTGCTAAGCTCCGAGATGATAGCCGTACAGAGGACGGCCATGACGTCATCCGGAGTCTGCGGATATCCGTGCGATCCGGTAACCTGGAAACTTCCGCCATACCAGAAGGTCTCCTCATACCATTCCTCCGGAAGGTTAATGATCCCAGAGGCGCGCGGATTCATTACGGTGATCTCGTCAATGTCATCGAAGTGATACCAGGTGACTACGATATCCGGAATGCCTGGAGTACCGCTGAGCGCGAGGACTTCATCAATAGACGCTATCGGCCTCCAGGGAACCTTGATGATGCCGCCGTCACCAGCAATCTTGATAACGTCCGCGTCATACCAGACAAAGTCCTCGCGGCAGTATCGCCGGATTATCGCGGAGCCGTCCGCAATCATCGCATCGACGCGAGCCGACTCGACTGGGTTCAGGGCACGGCCCAGCCTCGCAACGATGTCCTCTTCCGTTGCGAGGCCGGGCAGCGTCGATGGTGTTGTCACGAACGCGAACGCCGCGCTCCGGCGCGCTCGCGGCCTTCCTTGTCGCCGGTGTCCGGCTCGCCTTCCTCTAGCTCCCTGGTGCGCTGCGCGCTTTCCTCTGCGGCCTGGTTCCGTGCTTTGAGTTCCTCGCGCTCCTGCTCGTGCCGCGCGTTCATCGCTTCCTCGTCCTCGACAGGAACGCCGTCTGCGGACAGGAGCGTACCACCGGGGTAGGTCGAAATGACGTTGATCGCGCCGGTCGCAGGCGGCGTGGTGCCGGTACCGAGGACGGTGCCGAACGGCCAGCGAGCCGTAATGGGCTTGCCGGGCTCCATGATCGTGACCGGGTTGACGGTCGCGTAGGCGAGGCGCATCGTCATCCGCATCGCAACGGAGTCCTGCTGCATGAGGTTCAGGATGACCTTGCCGGTGTCGTCGGACACGACGCCTTCCGAGAACATCTTGAAGCTGATGTCCTGGCGTATGCCGATAATCGACTTGGTGAAGTCTCCGGCGAGCATGAGCGCTCCGGCCGTTGGCATCTCCCAGGAGCCGTTGTTGACTTCCGAGAGGTTGTAGCCGTAGAGCGTTCCGCCCGGAGAGGCCTGCATGTTCGGCTGGTAGATCGGGATGCCCTGTTCCGATCGCATTCCGGTCAGCAGCCAGCTGATGCCGGGCATCGCGGCGAAGCCGTTGACCGTGTAGCCGCTCAGCGCCATCTCCTGGCCGAGAGCGGCGACGTCCTGGCCGAGGTCTACGCCGGTGCCCTGGATGACGGAGTGGCCGGACTTGGTAGCTCCGACGAACACCGACTCACCCCACGTCGCGGGCTTGTTGATGCCCCACAGCACAGCGGAGTCGATGAGCGCGCCGACCGCTTCTGTGATACGCGGCTGGACCTGAGCCCACAGCGGCACGTCCGCGTCGTCAAGGTACGCCTCCGGAATCGGCACGATGCACGCCAGTTCCTCAACGATCATGATGACGTTCTTCCACTGCTGCTGCGTGGTCTGCTTCATGCCCGTGTCCCCGCCGACCCAGTAGGCCATCGGGAGGACGTCAAGCACCGGCATGCGCTGGGTCTTGGAAGAGAGGGTTGTCCGGTTCATGAGGCTGAGAGCCGCGCTGGCTTTCGGAGCCTCCTGGATAATGTCCGCAGCGAGCGGCTGCGGCACAAGCGGGTCGGGCGTTCCCGATGAACGGAAAATGCCCTCATTGTAGATAGCAGCCATGCCTGAACGGCCTTTCCGCGCGCCGCGCGGTAAGTCGCTGCGAGCGCGCTTATCGTCCCTGGTTCAGCAGATTCCTAAACCATTCGTCAGTAGTCGTGGGCGTTCCGCCGCTTGACGGTGCTGATCCTGGCCTAAGTGACTCGATTGGGCGTGCGCCCATCTGCTGGCCGTTCCGGCCGCCTGCTAGCCTTTCTGTGACTAGCTGCTCCGCTATTGCTGCCGCCCGGTCGTTGATAACCTTGGCGAATAGCTCGGCCCTGTCATTGATCTCCTGGTCCGTTCCGGCTCCGAGGTGATCGATGAGTTCTACGGGAAGGTTGTGAGCTGCGGCCGCCATGACGCGAGCGTGGGTAGCGACGGCCGTTGCGGCCCGCTCTTCTGCGTCACGCTGCGCGTCCTGGGCCTTCTGTAGCTCCGACTTGTTGGCGTCCTCGATTACCTTGAGCTTGTCAGCAGCCTCAGAATTCGTCTTGGCGCGGCCTTCCCACTTCCGCGCCTCTTTCTTCCATTTATCAAGCTCAGTCGCGAGGGCTTCCGGATCGTTCGCGAGCATACCGGTAAGCAGTCCGGCAGATTCCTGGTCTTCTGGGGTCGTTCCCGTTCCGGGCGAGCCCCCATCCGTTGCCGGTGCCGGTGGCGCTCCTGTTGCAGGCGCGGTCCCCGCAGGATCTGCTGGCGCTGCTGGTGTGCTCATAGTTATCTCTCCTGGCGCGAACGGCCCTAGGCTCGCGCGGGTCTAGACGGGATAATAACCCCTTCACCGGCATAACGGAAGGCGTACCTAATGCTCAGCCTTTTTCGCCTCCGCTGCGGCCTCTTCGACACCAGGCGCATGACCGGGCCATCCACCGGTCGCGCGGTGATGTAGGTTTGCGCAGAGCCCCTTCACGATCTCCGGCCCGACATACTTGCCCAGCTCGACTAGGCAGCGGTCGAAGTCGCCTGGCACACCCCAGTTGATCTTTGCGCGGCCCGGACCATCTGCCCAGTAGCGCATCAGCCGCTCCGTTGAGGCTACGTCGGCCGGAGTAGCTTCCTTCCCAGCAACCATCACAGATCTCCGTTCATCGGTCGGCCCGAACCGGCCCGGCACGCCGTTCAGGTGGCTCGTACGGCCCCGGAGAGGGCTCCGGAGGACGCGAGCGAGCCGGACGCGACCGGAGCCGTTAGAATCGCTCCCTGCGGCTGTTACGCTGGGCCGAAATTGTCGAAGATGGCCGGATCGATCGCTACGATCAGCGAGACGCCCACGCGCTCGACAATCGGCCATCCAGAGTCGGTATCCTCCGCGAGGTACGTAACCTCTGCGCCGTCGTCAGGATCGCCCGGACGATCATAGATGAGCCGGTCTCCGTAGGTCGCCATTATGCGCCTCCAGTCTTGAGCGTGCCATCACTGTTCCAGGTATCCGGGATATCGTCGCCCCAGCCCTTAGAATTCGCTACCTTAATGATATACCTCCGGACTTTGGCGCGTTCCTCCGGCGTATTCGGCTTAGCCCGGCCGACTGCCTGAATAGCGGCTGATAGCGAGTTAGACGGCCCGGAGCGCGACTGTATCGGGAATCGGGGGTCATCGCTATCGTTGGCCGGCGAGGGCGGCATTGCCTGTCCCTGCTTTTGTAGGTTCTTGAGGGTTGCTGTCGATAGATTCGACATTCTTATCACTCCAGTACTGATCCCAGGCAGCAATAGCCGCGCTGCCTCTTTTACCGTTCGTTGCTTTAGCCCATTCGTCGGAGAGCCCGGTATTGACCGACGTCTGGCCCCGGAATACCGGCCGTGCCACGCAATGGCAGCGATCGTGAGCCCGGAAGTCAACTGTGCTTTCTTTGTATACGGCTCCGCGTCCGGCTAGCATAGCGCAGAAAGCGCAGGATTTGGGCTCAATAACCCGCTCCCAGCCCTCCGAGAATG